GTGGCGGTTGCGGGACGCCTTCGCATTCTACTCCGCGCGGCCCGAAATGTTCTAACCTAACCCGGTGCGGGTTCCATCCCGCGCCTTTTATTGTTCAACAACTATGAAATACACAATCCACAACACGAAAAGCCGACCCATGTTAAAACTGACATGGGGACTAAAAGCGGGCGAGGCCATCATGCCCCCCGGCGACTACATCCAAACAGGGCGCGGCGTTTATGCGGTCAAACTCGCCAGCGGTGCGCCTTCGGATAAGCACGCATATTCCAAACGATAAACAACAACCACAACCAAAACAACTAAGGAGACTAAAGCAAAAATGAACACAGCACAACACACTCCCAGCCCTTGGACGCACACCCCCAGCCGCGAACATAGCAACCCAAACACGACACGCCGCGACATAGTTGCGGAAAGCCAGTTCGGCCCCGTTTTCATTGCGGGCGATGTATCGCGGTCCGATGCCGCCGTCATCGCAGCCGCGCCGGATTTGCTTTTTGCATTAGAAGCCTGCATGGAAAACATGGAAGGAATGCTGGGGCTTTCCGACTTTGGAAGTCCAACTGAAGGCGATTTTCCGCTTGCAATAGTCCGCGCCGCCATCGCCAAGGCAAGAGGAGAATCTAAATGAGCGCGCACACTCCCGGCCCTTGGCTTCGCACTAAGTCCGGCAATCGCCCATCCTCGGCATTTCAGATCGTCGCCGGGGCGGATGGAAACGGTGATCCAAACCAATTGGTAGCAACCGTTCATCCTGCCGCAATAACGATTGACCACGAACCATGCGACGAAACCCGCGCCAACGCCCGTTTAATCTCAGCCTCGCCCGATATTTTTGATGCCCTGCAAGCTGTCTGCGATGCCTACGGGGACAGCGACACGCTCCTAATGGCGCAAGTCAAAGCGGCGCTGGATAAAGCGAAGGGGGGCGCGAAATGAAACCGCACAAAACGCCAGACTGGATTTTGCAGACTAAATCCATCCGCCAAACACGGGAACGCAACGCAACTATACTTGTCGCGCTCGCCATCCTGACAGTATCGTTCGCAACCATTGCCATAATCGCCAAATGATTCACCTACACACACAGAACAAGAAGCTCACATTCGACACGCGAGCGGAAGCAGAAGCGTTCGCGGATTCGGAAGGGCTGGACGAGAACCTTTGCATACTGCACGCGGACGGGCGCGTCTTGTCCTTCCGCCGCAAAGGGGACTCAAAGTTCACCACGATAACAAGAAAGGCAGGCGAATGAAACCGCCCAGCGCCACCATTCATCAACTGCGGGCGATTCTCAAACTCAAAAAGCGAATCGGCCTGCCTGCTGGCTACCTGTGGGAGTTAAACAAGGCGGAAGCGGAGCGGGTTCTCTTGCTCCTGCGAATCCAAGCGAGGAGGATTGCACGATGAAATCCCTGTCAATCAAATCAAACGGCATCCCGTTTAATGTGGTGCTGCATCTAAACTCCGAAAATAAACAAGTCGTTTCGTTCTATGACGGGCGATATGAATTCACGGAATACGGGCAGTTCACGGGCGGGAGTTATTATGTGGAAGATATAGCAGACCACGAGGGCGGGCTTTGCCTGCATGGGGGCGTGTCGGATTGGAACATAGACGAAAAGGGGATGAAGCAAGTGGTAAACTGGCTGGCTAAAGCCTAATCCGCATCCTCAATCAGCAAGGGCTCTCCGTTCTTCGGGATGGAGAGCCTTTCGCTTACCAGTTGAATCGCAATGTTCGTCTTGTTCTCATCGTCGTTCAGTTCCCCGGCGGCTCGCATATCCAACTCAATCGCTTTGAGTTTATCGCTTACCCTTGGCCCTTGCAGGGTTCTCCGTCCTTCTCCGTCCACCGAAAGCGCGACATAGGGTTTCGTTTCGTCAATCTCGTTAGGTTTTGCGCGGACTAACTCGGCGAGCATGGAGCGTTTCTCAAGAATCGACATGACATTGTTAGCCCAAGCGGACTCGCGGAGTGTCTGCATGTATTGCTGGACTCGGGGGCGTTCGCTGATTTTCTTCCCGCGAAGATAAGAATAGCGAGGGCACCCCGAAGGTTTATACCCAGACTCGTTGTAAGCTTTCGCGTAAGACATACCCGCCACAAGATTGCGGGCGAATGCCGTCTCGTATGGAGTTAGCTCGTTCTCAAATCCCTTTTTTCGTCTCGGCATATTATTCGCAGGAGTAAATCTGGTTGTTTAGCTTTAGCTTCGGCATCTGTATATCGGAAACAATAAACGATTTGTCAACAAAAGCGACTCGGTTTGTCGGCTGGATTGTCAGCCTGTCGTTGTCCAGTTTGATAAAAAAGAATTCCTTATCCTGCTCTGGTGTCATGCTGTATCCGTCGAGGATGTGGGCTGCGCTGAATAGATACTCCCCGCCGTATAACTTGCCGTCGATCCATACGGAGACTCGGAGGCCAGAGAGATGATTGTTTTCCAATAACGTGAACTCGAAAGCGTAGCAGTTCCAAAGTTGCGCCTGAGAAATTGTCCAACGCGTGTCGTTCTCGGTGGCGAAGGAGACTAAATGCGGAGGGATGTTGCGATATAGTGCCCCGCCTTCGCGCAGGATGACGTTTATTCCCCACGTTCTTGCTGGGATGGCAGTCACCCCTACCCAACAGGCTTCGACCAATCCTCGTGGCTCCTCGTGCGTAAACGAGCTATCAATCCAGATGTATTGATGCCTTGGTAGATGCCCGATCTTTGTGAACATTACTTGGAATCGTATTCTTGTCCGTCGTTAAAGTGATCTATTCCAAAGTGTAGTGTGAGCCAAACGAACGGCTTTCCAGTATCCTCGTCCACGCCCTCTCGGAATCGTGCCGTGAACCCGCCGCCAGCGGAACCTTCGTGCTTCACCGCATTCTTCAGATGACTGCGGGCGTTCTTTTTTATCTCCCAAAGTTCGGGGACTGCCTTCGGGTTTTCGGCTGTTGCCCATGTCCACTTGAGCGCGGTCATTATCTGATGGACTTTCTCAAACTCGAAATCGTCCATGATATTGTCGATCTGTTCTTGAATTGCTTCTTGCCTCGTCACAGGTTCCTCCTCGCCTTGATCTTGCGGTATTCCAGAATCAAATCCTTGCCCGTCTGCGGCGAATGCTCCTGCAAAAATGCGGCGAATCGCTCGTTCATTTTCACAAGTTCAAAGACAGTTCCGCGAAGGTTGTATTCCCTCTCTTCGCTCTTGCCCAACAAGTTGCACTGCTCGTTTAGTTCTGTCTGGAGGGAACGAATCTCGTCCTCCTCTTCCATGACGATCACTTCTTCTTCGCGGTCTTGGCAGACTGGCGGAATGCCTTGGCTGTTGGCGCTCCTTTGCTGCCGGGTTTCCTCATGCGCTCGCCGCTGCCTGCTTCGATGCGCTGCCGCTTGGCGTGGATGTTTGCGTATAGTCCTTTAGGTTTCATATACTTATTTCTTTTTGACTCCGGCTGATCTGAGCGCGATGGCTACTGCTTGGCGACGGTTCTTGACGATTGGTGCCTTCTTCGGCCCCTTCGGGTTGACTCCACCGTGCAGTTTGCCTGCCTTGTATTCCCGCATGACGGTGGCGATTTTGTTTTGTTGTCCTTTTTTTGTTGTGGGCTTTTTCATATTAAGCGAAGTGTTTGTTGCACATTCCTGCAATGTTGTTGATGTTTTCAAGGTGGAGTTTAGCCACCTTCTTTGGTTGTTTACGCTCCATACGAAGCGCAAAGTTTACGTCTTCAAGATACTTGATGCGTCGTTTAAGCGACTCAACTGTATCTGTCATCTGCTGCATGGTTTTTATTGCACTCATTTTGTGTTCTCCTTGTCTTCTTGTTCTACGAATTCTATCTCTGAATATCCATCGGCTATGCGCCATCCCACGAAGATAAGCGCAAGGCATACAATCGTAAGCCAGATGGGAAGCCACTGAATAGCGGCGAAGATGATTACTCCTACACCTCCGAATATGGAGACTAAGGCGAAGATCGCCAAGGCCACATCTCCCCACGTTATTTCTTCGGGCCGCATATAATCTGCTCCATCCCTTCTGTTAGTGTTGCGAAGTATGTCGGCTCGTGCTTGGTGTCCATCAACTTCTCCAGCGCACGGACGAGGACTGCGCCGAGCTTCAGAAGCTCTCGCGTCTCTTCGATACTTTTGACTGTTGACTCGCCAAAGTTTGTGCCGATTTCGTTCTCGTTCTTGTCCACGATGATCGCCCCGTTCTTCGCAAGAATGTCTTCGCACTCTTGGGCGAGGTCGAGCAGGTGGTTCCAGCGTTCGTTAAAGTATTTCATTATTCTTCCTCCGTTTCTGTATATTTACCGGGGCAACCGTCAAGCTCCCACCTCTCTCTGTCGATTTGGCGTTGCGTCATTCCCCAATCTGGAATCTCCCTCTCGTGTCGAGCGTTGTCTTCCGCCATGGTTCTGTAATAATTCTTCACGCATTCACGCATGAATTCTCTATCTAATTCAGTCATTTTGTTTCTTTCAGTTCAATTTTGCAGGATACTAAGGGCATTGGCTTGATTTGTTTGACTTCTTGCACGATAACAAGTTGGCTAGACCAATCAGCATTCTCTCCGAGTTCGATTGAATCGCTGCAAGAGAACGTCTCTAAGCAATCTTCTGCGATCCATTTCTCTGCCGCTGCGACGGAATCAAACGGCCCCGTTGCCTCACGGCGTTGCTCGGAACAACATCCGTATTCCAAGTCTATTACCCAGTATTTGTTTTTCATTTGATTATTTTCTCCAGAATTTCATTGGTTTGTTCGTCAAAGGTTTCTTCCTTCTTCATATCTGTAAGAAACTCGCGGAGTATGGTTTGAGTCTTGTCGGTCAACTGGTGGAAACTTTTCACCAGTGCGACAGCGAAGTGGAACGAGGCTTGCCCTGCGTTGCACATTGCACACTTGGTAGCGATAATAAGAAGCTCTTCTGCACCACCGAACTCCTTAATCCAAGCGGTTGATGATTTATCCAGCTTTTGCAAAGGCTCTTTGCCTTTCAGCATGCGGACGTGTGACCGAGCTTCGGCGCATGTCCAGCTTTCTCTACGCGCTTGATCTATCAGCGACTTGATCTGCTCGTTGTTTGTAGCTTCGTCCTCGCTGAACTTTGCGGTGGCGATCTCGACTGCTACTGTCGGGCTGATCTCGTGGCGCTGGTGCAGGGGGATTCGCTGGGCTGTCCGGTGCCAGTTGCTGACCGCAGAGTAGGACATTTTGAGACTGGCTGCGATCTGATAAACAACGTTCTCGTGTCCGAGGCGGATGAGATTGCTGATGCCATCACCAGCAAGCCACATTCCCTTTGAAGACATGTCCACGCCCATACCAATAGCTGCGGCGTAGTCTTCAGGTGTAGGGATTGTGCCTTGCTTTGGACGGAACTGCGTCATATACTCGCCGAAGTCGAAGCGTTCGGAGAGGCGCGAGTAACTGTTGTCGAGCCGTGAGGTAAGCGCAGACTCAAGGATGGACTGCTCCGTGCCTTCCTCTTGTTTAACAAGTTCGACTGGTAGTTCTTCCAACTCTCCATCCGAATACTTGATAAGGGCGCATGCTTCTTCCAGCAGTGCCCAATGATTCTTCGGGGAGTCCTCGTCAATTTCATCCTCCCGCTCACAGCAAGCGATGAGTTTGAGGGCTGTCTTGATGTCTGCCTTGTGCTTGATTGCAAGCATCTCGGCGAACTGCTGGCGAGATACCTCGCCTGTCGGGAGCTTAAAGGTGGCCCGTAACCTTAGTGTTTGTGTGTTCATCAAAATTCGTTGTAGCAAATGCCGTGCCAAGTTCTATTCCACGTTAATGTCACGCTCGTAGCCCTCCTTCTCTGCGCGGCCCTCAAGTGTGCAAATGATCTCGGATGAGAAACTTCTGCGATTCTCGGCGCAGGCTCGCTGGTAGTGTTTGTATAGGGCGACTGGCATTTGGAAACCTACGTAGTGTGTTGGTTCTTGTAGCTTTTTAGCCACAGACGTGTTTCTTTTTTTCACTGGCATGATTCGCACTCCTCGTCCAAGTTGCATTGAGGTTTGATGACTTCGTGTGGAATGTCCTCGTCCTCCGCGAATTGTGGTGCTGCTTCTGGAACATTTGTCCCAGACTTTATTTCTTTCAGCACGGTGTCGTTGATCTCCATAATCTTGTATGAGTATGTCCCCGATGGGATGGTGTGAACCCAGAACTGTGCCTCGCCGTGAGTGGAGAACCACTTTCCGTATGTCCAGCCCGCCGAACTGACGGGTTTTGCGAGTAACAAATATCCCATAGGATATGCGGGACGGGATTAGGGGAGTCTCCCGCCCCGCTTGCCCTCAGAAATCGTTGTCCGAGTCGACTCGTTGTCCGTTTACGACAACCTTTGCCTCGCTAATCTTGAGCGAAAGGAATGTAGCGCCTTTCTGGGAAGTCTTCTTCCACCCTGCGAGGGCGTAGTCTTTGCCGTCAACGTTGATGTTGCCGTCGTAGTCCGGTTGTTTCTCGTTCTTCTTGTTCTTCTTAGCGAAGAGAACGCCACGATTTGTGTTATCGAATGCCATTGTATTTGTTAGGGTTGTGCAACCGCACGATAGGCGATCACGTCTTGTTTGATTTTGGCGATCCCATCCGCGAGGAATGCCGCCGAGGTTGTATCTGACATGCGGAAAAAGTCGTTGGCTTTGGCAGGAACACGCTCATCCTTCTGCCACTTGCTCGTTGCGAGGAACTCGTCGGGAGTTATATCCTCCTGTATTAGTTGCTCGAAAAGTGCCTTGTGGTTCTCGCCGTTGAAGCGTTTGCCTGTAGCTTCTTTAGCTGGGGCTTCCGCTGTCTCTACCTTCGGGGCGGGTTTGGACGATTCTACGGGTTTTGTAGGCGCAGCATTGTGCTTTCCTTGCGGGCGCCCCATTGCCGCTTCTCCGTCATCGTCATCAGGGCAGGCCATAACCATCGCTTGGAGGGCGTAACGGCGGGCGTAACTGATGAGCGAACCGATGCCTTGCGGGTCTTCCTTCGCTGGCTTCATGTAGGTGGTCGAGCGAATCCACTGCCCCGATCCGTGCATCAACTGTGTCTGCACGTAGTAGCCCCGCTCGTCGGAGCCGGGCATCTGCACTACTGACAATCCATTCTTGGACAGGGTGGGTCGCACTGCTTCCCAGACTGTCGCCAAGCTAGCGAATTTTGAGCGGAAGTATGGGTTGTCTTGGTCTTTGTGAACCGTTCCGATTTCGGTCTGTGCCTTTGCAAGCGCAGCCGCGAGTTCTGCGATGTTGTCTGATTGTGTGTTCATCACGATTACTGTTCTACAACTATCTGCTGGGTAGCGCAAGAAATATTTTCATTTTTTTTGGACATGACCTTCGCATACTTGAGCGCCCAGTCATCTCTTTGCTTGAGCGCAGACTTGAGCCTGCGACCAATCGACTTGAGTTCTTTGCGGAGTTCATCGGGTGTCATTTCGTTTAGTTCTTTTTCCATAATTATTTAGGCGGCGTGTATTTGTTCGCGTGTTGCCAGAGTGCCACAACGTGTGTGAACGCCTCGTATTCGCTGGTCAGTGTGGCCTCGTCATACCACGCCTCGCCGATCCTGCCGGGTTCGGTGGTGGAGATGTATAGATTGACTCCCCGTGGTGCGCCGACGATCTTCGCGTAGGCTGCGATCTGCATTGGCTCTTTCGACCAAGGCTTGATGTCAAAGTCTGGCTTTGTCTTACGGCTCTTGAAATCCAGCACGTAGAGAACCCCGTCCTTCTCGATTAAGGCGTCCGTCGTTCCAGCATACCCGATCTCCTTGTTCACAAGGCGAAGCTCGTGCTTGAGGAACTTGACTCGGTTATGCTCGGCCCACTTCTTCACGGGGGCGATGTATTCTTCCATCGCTTGGTCGTAGAAGTCGCCTTGGAAGTGCTGCTCCAGAGCCTTGTGGATGTTCGTCCCCAGATCGGCTGCGTCCTGCACCTGTCTGAACGCGTCTTCGATGATGCGGGAGCAGTAGTCTTCGTCGCTTTCTTCGGAGTTGCGGGGCAGGGTGAGACTCGCAAGGAGAACTTGTTGCTGCTTCCAGCGATCCAGTTCCGGCGCTGCCAGCACCTTCATTATCGTAGTCACGCTCGGGAAAAGCCCAAGCGACCTACAGTCTTTTAGAGTTGTCGGGCGCATGCCGCCCTTCGATTTGTTCGGCACTTCAAATACTGCCGTGCCGTCTGCTGCGTAGTAGTGTCCTGATTCTTTCATGGTATTTGATCTAGTCCTGCGTCTTCTTGGGCTTTTCGGGCCTCTGGGATGACGGAGATTTGTTTGCGAATGTAATGGGCTGGTGCGCGGGAGGAGAGAGCTATTCCGAATAGCTTGTTAATGAATAATTGCATGCGAATTTCTGGCTTAACTCGCTGCCAATCTGCGTATACTGCCCCAGCCGTGCATTCAAGCGTGTGCGGG